ATTCAAAATGAAAATGTGTTTTTTCAATTTGGAGGAGTTATAATCCAGAACGGTAAAAACTATTTAAATTATCAAATCAGTATTAATACAATAAACGCAAATGATACATATAATATCATTTTAGCAACAGAAAGCACGGCTATTAGAATTGGAACCGTTAGAGCTGAAAATAATAAAGGAGTTGTTAGTGGAAATATAGCAATTGAGGAAATTGACAGTTATAAATGGTATTTCATAGGTCTTGAGCCTATTGGCTCTGCTGTTGTAGATTCTTCAACGGTAAATAATTCAAAAGGATTTGTTCATTTTAAGCCTTTTTAATACTTATATATATATATATAAATGAAAGCACCTGATACCATTTTAACCTATTGTATAGCTGTCAGCACCTCGCTGGCAGCTTTAAACAATTTTACCAAATACGATGTATTTTGGTTAGTTTTTACGCTGGGAGGGATTTTTATAATGGTAGGGCATAGCATTTTTGACAGGAAAATTAAACACTCATTAGGGAAAATTATTTGGATGGTAGTAACCTCATTTGTAATCTGCCTCCTGATTAAGATCCTGTATGATGAAAAAATGATCTCCCTGATGTCTATGATTGTTGGCACTCTTATAGCATCTATGGTAGCTCCTGCCACTATCTCCATAGCATTAACTCAGCTACCTACTAAAATTGCTGAGCAGATCTCTGCACTCCCTGAATGGTTTTTTAACATGATGAAAAATAAAATTGATAAGAAAGATGGAAACTCCTGATATTACTATACATTTAATAGCCCGGATCTTTGTGATCTTTGGCTGGTTTTGGCTCGTAAGTTGGACTATCGTACGGATATGGTTCTTTAAGAAAAGAGTATTTAGCCTTTTAATTTTTGTTTACTTCTCACAGGGTGTGGCAAAGATCTCAGAACTGATAGCATTCAGCATGGATATGTCTAAAACGCTATGGGTTTATGAGCTTACAAATATGATGATGATAGCAGGATTTTTCTGCCTCTCAAATCGATTAATTAACATTAAATCAAAATATAAAAATGAAAAATCTGATACTAATACTGTTTAGCCTGATTTTATTTTCAGGCTGTGGAGGCAGAAAGGTAGCCCTGAGCACATCAAAAAAGTCACAGAGTACCAATACCTCAGAAAATAAAGAAACTAAGCAGAAAGAGCTTAATGAGTCTGAGAAAGTTCAATCTGTAGAGCAGAATACTAAAACTGTAGTATTAACTACAGGATGGAAGTACTCAGCTCCTCCTATCTTTCCGGGGCTAGATCCCTGTAATAATGGATTATCTAAGCCCTTTTGGATTATGACTGCATCAGGAGACAGTATAGATGTATCTCTGCTGCCATCAGGCTCTACTCTAGAGACAAATCAGATCAGAGAGGACTCAGAGAGTAAATTTAAGAGCCAACTATCAGAAAAGGAGAGAAAGATAAAGGAGCTGGAGGAAAGACTGTCTAAAAAAGCTAAAATAGAGTATGTGGAAAAGGTAAAGCTTAAAGATGTTGAGAGGCAGTCCATTCAGTGGATGATAGTAGGCTTTGCTTTTGCAGGAGGTATATTTTTACCCGGATTATTCAAATGGCTTTACAAAATAATTAAATCTAAAATTTCACCAATATGATAAATAGAAAAATATTCTTTAATGAATACAAAAATACATTAGATCCTAACAGGAAATTGGATCAAACAGAAGTAGATGCCTTAGATATTTTCCTAGATTTCTATGATAAGGATGTAGCTTATTTCACTACAGTACAATGGGCTTATGTCTTTGCTACTGTGTATCATGAAACAGGAGCAACTTTCCTACCTGTAAGGGAATCCCCTAGAGCATCAGAATCATGGAGAAAATCAAAGCTTAGATACCACCCATTCTACGGCAGAGGTTATGTACAGCTAACATGGGATTACAACTATAAAACCTACGGGAAAAAGCTGGGGATTGATTTAGTTAAATACCCTGATCTAGCTATGGAATATAAAAATTCATGGTTTATCTTAATCGATGGTTTTAAAAATGGAGTGTTTACATCTAAAAAGATGGCAGACTACATCAACTCTAAGAAAATAGACTTTAAAAATGCCCGTAGGATTATTAACGGTACTGATAAAGCAGATTTAATAGCAGGATATGCTGAGACTTTTCTGCAAATCTTAAACAATGCTAAACAAGTTTAAACAATCATTGTTTAACTGTGAGCCCCTATTAATAGGGGCTTTTTTAGCTCTTTAAACAATTAAACAATAAATATACTAAATCTTTTTGTAGAGTAATATAAGGGAATAGGGTAGATACCACATCTTGCGAAAACGCATATATACATATAGGAGTGTGGGAGTTTTATTGTTTATTGTTTAAGATCTCCGCAAACCCTTTACTGGAGGGGGTTAACAGTTAAACAATACATTTTCGTTTATTGTTTAAGAAATTATTTTGATAAAAATTTAAAAATAATTTTGATATTAGATTTATAGTTGTATCTTTGCCATGTATTCAATCAGAATTAAAAAATAAATTATATGAGTAATTTCAACATATCTGCCATTATTGAGCAGCATAAACTAGAGCCAAAGGCATTAGCAGCTCAGTTATTTCCTGAGAACATGTACCCTATGCCAGCTCTAAAGAGAGTTATTGAGGGGGAGGCTCTTCTGAATACCGATCAAATATCTAAACTCTCTTTTATGACAGGTATCCCTATCTCTGATCTGTTTACAGGAGAGAAATGGAAAGGAGTAACCTCTAAAGATGCTGAGGTAATGACTTTGGAAAACGGAGAGTATAAAGCATCTTTGAACAGAAAAACATGGGTAACTAAAATCTATCACAAAAACTCTATTTTTCATGAGTCTGTTATCATGGATGGGGATTTGGTATCTATGGGTACCTACCTTTCAGAATTAGACAAAATAATTTTAAATCATAACAAATAAAAATCATTTACACAATGGCAACAATTAAATTAGAAATCCTTTTGGATTCAAATGATCAAACGGATGTTTTAGCATTCTCAAACCTTATGAATGCTTTCAGCGGAACTCCAGCGGTACAGGTATTACATCCCGGAGATGCTTTCCCTACTATTAAAATGGAGGGATTAAGTAATCCCTTAGAAAATCCTAATCTTACTGTAACAAAAGAACAGAGTACAGCCGATGCAGGAGATCACAAAGAGGAAACTGCTGAGACTCCTGAATACACAGAGGCAGAAATGCTGAAACTGCCTAACACAGATCTAAAAGAGTATGCTACAGGATTAGGTATTGACTGGGCAAAAGCTGAGGGCAAAAATACTAACAGAAAATTAGCGGATTTAGTTTTGGCTTTCAGAAGCGGAGAAACTTCTGAGGAGCAGGAAACTCCAGCAGCTGAGGCAGCCAAAGATGAAGCACCTGCAGAAACTACTGAGGATCTGACTAAAGAGGATGATCTAGCAGGAGAGGGTATCACTTACAATGATCTTAAAGTATCATTAGGTAAAAAAGTGGATGAACACAGAGAGGCTATTGTAGCTAAACTGGCAGAGTATGGAGCTACTAAAATGCCTAACTTAGCAGAGGAGCACTGGACTGCTATGTTTAACTTCATGGAGGCTCTTTAAAATGGCAGAAGCTGATAAAATAAATCACGGAGAGAGGGCACACGCCCTCCTTTCTGCCTCAGGGGCTAGCCGTTGGATGAAGTGTACACCCTCAGCACGGTTAGAGGATCCCTTCCCAAATAAATCCTCAGTATTTGCAGAGGAGGGCACTTTAGCCCATGAGTTTGCAGAGCTGGAGCTACGATGGGGGCAAAGCATTATAACTCAGGAAGCGTATGAGGCTACACTACATGAACTCAGAGAACATGATCTATACACTGATGATATGGAGGAGCATGTGGCTGTCTATACATCTTTTGTAGAGGAGCAACTGTCTGCATCTAGAGGAGGATCTTTGATTATAGAGGAGAAAGTTAATTTTAGTAAATATGTACCTGATGGATATGGGACATGTGATGCTATTATTTTGCCTGATTCACTTAAAAAATTATATGTTACGGATCTAAAATACGGGAAAGGAGTACAGGTAGAGGCTGATAATAACTCTCAGCTTAAACTTTATGCTCTAGGAGCTTATCTACGTTATGATATGACTCACGATATAGAGGTTATCAGACTGACAATTGTGCAGCCTAGACTCAATCATATATCCTCATGGGACATATCAGTGGAGGATCTACTAAAATGGGCAGATGAAGAGCTTAAACCTAAAGCAGAATTAGCTTTTAAAGGAGAGGGAGAGCTGTGTGCAGGATCTCACTGTAGATTTTGTAGGGTAGCCCCTAGATGCAGAGCTTTATCTGATTATAGTATAGAATCTGCTAAGCTGGATTTTGCAGATGATGAGCCTGATACTCTACTGAATGATGCAGAGATGGTAGAGCTTTATTTGAAAATCCCTACTATAGAGGTATGGATAAAAAAAGTGCATGAGTTTATGCATGATGAGGCTTTAAAGGGCAGAAACTTTGAGGGCTTAAAATTAGTAGAGGGCAGAGCGAATAGAATTTGGAAAGATCAGGAGAAAGTTAAAGAAACTTTAACGGATAATTTGTATTCTAATAATCAGATCTTAATCTCTAAACTGGCAGGCATTGGAGTAATTGAGAAATTACTGGGTAAAAAAGAGTTTACTGATGTGCTGGGAGATCTAGTTATTAAGCCAGCAGGAAAAGCCTCTTTAGTTCCTGAAAGCGATAAACGTCCTGCAATCGGATTGGCATCAGCTCAGAGAGATTTTGCGGAGGATGATTAAAAAATATTTTTAAAAAATAATAAAAAATATTTTGCAGTTTAAAAATAATATTATACATTTGTAAAACAATTAGAAACAAGTTCTAACAAATTTAAACAATCTAACAATTTAAAAAATTTAGAAATTATGGCGACAAAAGTAATTACAGGAGAGGTAAGATTTAGTTATGTAAACCTTTGGACTCCTACCTCTTTTGAGGAAAATGGAGAAAAGAAATACAATGTATCTCTTCTGATTCCTAAAAAAGACAAAAAGACAGTGGCAGCTATTGAGGCAGCTATTGAAATTGAAAAACAGAAACTGCTGGAGACTTTAAATCTTAAAGTGCTACCAAGAACTGCAAACGTAGCAGAGTTGAGAGACGGAGATGAGGAGTATCCTGAGGATGAAAATATGGCAGGTATGTACTTTATAAGAGTATCCTCTAAGACTAAGCCGGGTATTGTTGAAAAAAATCCCGATACTGGAGCAGTAGAGGAAATCTTACAACAGGATGAATTTTATTCAGGATGTTATGGTAAAGCCTCTATCAATGCTTATGCTTTTGGAGATGCTAAAAAACCTTACAAAGGAGTAGCATTAGGTATTAACAATGTAATGAAGACAAAGGATGGGGAACATCTAGGAGGAGGCAGAGCATCAGCAGAAGAGGATTTTGCAGACGATGACGATTTACTTTAAAATTCTAAGAGGCTTTAATTAGCCTCTTTTAAACGGGGGTTTAGATTAATTGGATAAATCAGAATTAGCTAATCAGATACAGGTTCAAATCCTGTAGCCTCCACAAAAATCACAATCAGAGCAGGCGTTTTAATTACAGAAAGTGATTTTAGTGATTCTCATGTTTAATTTGAGTTTTCATGGTTATTAGTTTTTTAGCCTCCTTTTGCGGGGAGGCTTTTTTATCAGGGGATGTAGCTCAGCTGGATAGAGCACTGCCATTGTTGCAGGATCATTTACTACGGTATTTGAATGGGTCGGAGGTTCGAGTCCTCCCATCTCCACAAATTAAAATCATTTACATTATGTTTCCAAATATTTTAGACTTTTTATCCACTGATCCTGCCACTCCGTGGATGCACTATGCCATAGTGCTTAATGGTAAATTACAGGCTACTAATAATAAAATGGCATGCTACATAGATGTGAGCACTTTCATAGAGGATGAGGCTCAGATTAAAGCCATAGAGGGTAAAGTTTTTAACTCTCAGGATTTAATTACTATGAGAGATCAAAGTATTAAATTTAAAGATAATAGTTATTCTACCATAGGGTTTGATGTAGATATAGAATATACAGGCACAATAGGACAAAACCGTGAAATTAGATTATATGATGATCTGATGGATGAGTATGTACTGGAGAAATCATTTAAGAAATTCCCTGATTTTACTACTCTCATTCCTGCATTAGATGGGGATGATATAGATGTGGCTAAAGTGCAGAAACGTAATACCCATTTTAGAGGAGTCGGAGTCGGAGTGCCCCAAATGGTAGCAATTGCAAATGCTTTCCAGCAGAGTAAAGATGATTTATTTAATCTTAGATTTGATTTTTTTCATGCTGATAAAACCAAAGACAAAGTAAATCTAGTATCAGCCCCTATTTTAGTCACTCCTTTTAAATCAAAATTCCCACTTTACAAAGAGGCTGCAATTATAAATCCAGTATTCTAATGGAGAGCAGATACATCCCTAACATGAAAGAGCTTATCATACAATATTTACAGGAGGATATGACTCAGATTGAAATATCTAAAAAGCTAGGATATTCTATAAAAAGTATAAATACCCATGTAAACCTTTTAAAAGTAGAGCATGGGGTAAAAACTACTCACGGATTAATTTTTAAAATAACAAAATTAGTATGAGATTGCCTAAAAATTTACCTGAGTATTATTACACAGAGGATGAGATATGTGAGTATTATGGGCTAAATACTAATGAATACATAGACATTTACATAGATGTAGAGACTTTCTCATCTGTAGATATTATGTCCTCAGGGGCTTATGCCTATACTGAGAGTATAGATTTTGAAATCCTGATTATATGTTATAAAATAAATGATGGAGATATAAAGACAGTAGATTTAGCTAGAGAAAATAGTTTGCCTT